GGTGAGAAAGATAAACCGGGCAGTAAAAATAAGGATCTATCCAAATAAAGAACAGGTTACTATCAGTTACTACTACAAAAAAGGTCATAAAAAAATGACCTTTAAATTCTTGTGATCGTCAATCTGAATTTCTTTAATGACTGATCTCCAGAGCTGACGGCGTTCTGCTGGTTCCAATGTCTGATATATAGAATCCAGATCCATATTTAAGAGCTTCCGGATTGGAGCCAGATCTTTCTGCTCCTGGTTGCGTGGGAGATTTTCCAATTCTTTTATATATTTCTCTTTATCTCTTTTTAGTTCATCCATAGTAATTATGTCATTTATGTACAGATCTTTCAGCTTATCAATTTTTTTCAGGAGTGCTGTTCTCCGGGAATCATAATCAATCACTTTAGCACTTGTAATTTCATATTCTGCAATATGCTCCTGCAGGAGAGGCTTGATATTTGCAATCAGGTACCTTTCTATACATGATTCGAATATAACTTTGCGATTACTGCAACGCTTACTTGGATAGGCGCCATGACATTTGTAGAGAGGATATTTGTAAAAACCACCAGCCTTTTTCTTTATTTTTCGTGTAGCACCGGAAAATGAATGACCGCAGTGAGCGCAGCGGAGTAAACCACTAAATATATAGTTATATTTCTGACTGATTTTGACATTAATAGCAAGCAGCTCCTGTACACGCTCAAACAGATCCAATGGAATGATGGCAGGACAATAATGATCGTTATCACGGAACACACCAATATATTTTTTATTTTTTAAGATTGCAGTTTTAAGATTGCTTTGAGTCATAACGATACCCATATCAGATTCCAGATGTGTGATTGTCTGGTTCAGGGAATTGCAAGTAGCATAAAACTGGAAGATATGCAGCACCTTTTCAGCGTCCTGATTAGGTACAAGATGTTTGTTTTCAATGGAAAATCCGAGAGGCGCTTTTCCGGCCAGAACTTCACCCTGCCGGTATTTATAGTCAAACACATCCCGGATCCGGACAGAATCGTTCTCTGCTTCCAGCTCTGCAAAGGTCATGGACTGCGCAACGAAAGCCCGGCCATGCGGTGTGGTCGTATCAAAGTACGGCTGATCGACAGCAAGCCAGTCGCAATGATTCGCTTCGAGAACCGCCTGCGTATTCAGATAGTGTCGCAGGCTGCGGAACCAGCGGTCGAGTTTAGTGAAAATAATCAGATTCACGCGTCCGAGCCGGACATCATCAAGCAACTGCTCAAAATCTCCGCGTTTGATTTTTCTGCCGGAGATTCCATCGTCAATGTAGGTTCCGGCCAGAACCATGTTCTCTTTAGATGCAATATAGGCTTTGCAGGTGGAGAGCTGTTCATCAATACTGTCTCCCTTTTTTGCCTGTCGGTCTGTGGAGACACGTACATATATAGCAACATTTGTTATACTCATAGTATCACTCCTTAAAAAATGGGTATAAAAAAATACACCTATGCAGGCGTATCAGTTCGTGCTATAATCAAATTGGTCACGAAATGATTGTAGCATCAACTGATAGCTGCAAAAGTTTCACATGCAATCTGTAAAGTCGTTCCGGTACCCTAATACCGGGGCGATTTTTGTTTTGCTTAAAATTAGAACTCAACCGGTTCTCCGGTCTCAATGGAAATAAAATCCTCTTTCAGAAGATCTCCGCCGAATAACAGTTTTGCGTCATGTTCTTCGCCGTCAACATAATCGTATGTACACACATCCAGAACACCCTCATAAAGAACAGAGATCTTGGAGGTTGTGTTCGTACTGAAATTTACAATACCATGAATTTCGTCGTCAGAAACAAACATTTCTTTGTAATAATCTACGCAGTAATCAAAGACATCTGCATCAGAATCTACAATAGTAGAAATTCTCCAATTTCCGGTAACGTCATTACGAACTTCCGGAGAATAGTCGAACTCAATATCATCAATGGTATAAGTGCCGGCTTTAACCTCTTTCTTTTTGTCTTTCTTATCCTTTTTGGAATCTTTTGACTGTTCCTGTTTTGCGTCCTTTTTAGATTTTGCCAGGACCGGCGCTGGAGAAGCTGCCATAATTCCACAGAGCAGCAATGCAAGCAATTTCTTTCCCATAAAGTACCTCCTTGAGATATAAAAACATATTATTATATTTTTATGTGCATCCTATATATACGGAGGAAATGCACATGGATGTTCTGACATGGCAAGCAAGACACAAACGAGGAATTACATTGAAGCAGCTGGAGGAAATGACCGGAATTGGAAAAACAACATTAAATAATATTGAGAATGGTCTGGTATCCCCGACGCTGCGCCAGCTGGAAGCAATCGCACGCGCACTTGATGTAAAAATGACAGACTTGTTTACATCTGAATACAAATAGTATATCAGAATAAAACGTCAAAATATTCATATCAGAACTATTTCCCGATATCGGGAAAACGGAGCTGAACGTATTTCCTCTTTCTGGAAACTAGTATATAATCAGATCAGAAAGAGGTGATGCAGATGGACATACGCCAGAAGATCGACGCACTGCTCCAAAAGATCACATCTGAAAGCCAACTGCAACGCATATACAAATTCATACAGTACATATACGTTCACGGCCAGAAGTGATCGAAAAGGGAATCCGAAAGGGTTCCCTTTTTTATATCCAAAACTGCAGCACTAAATCTTTTTGCTAAGTCTTTTAATGAAATCTTTCAGAACCTGCTTATCATCAGCGCTGAGTTTTAAATATTCTTCGATCAGGACTCGATCGAAACCGTCACAATCATATTGCGCGCACAGTTCATCAAGGACTGTCTGCGGCAGATCGTCAAACATTTCTCCCTCACCATTTACCAGATAATCGTAGTTTACATTAAATTCCCGGCAAATAGAAAGGACCATCTGTTCAGTAACATTATTAATTCCGTTTTCAATGCGGCTGACAGTTTGTTTTTTTACGCCGACCTTTTCACCGAACTTATCAAGAGTAAGGTCTAAAGCCTTGCGAATTTCTTTCACGCGTTCGCCTTGCGTCATGACATTCACCTCGCTTTCTAATTACACAATACCACGGGTAGAATCAAAGGTCAATAAAAAAGTTCCGTAAAGTGACAAAAAAATATTGACAAAGTAACTAAAAGTGACTATTATGTAAATATACGGAACAGAAAGGGAAATTAAAAATGTACGAAACAGTAAAAATAGTAAACGGATACGCAATTGAAAGAATGGTAGGAACTAGAGGTTACTACCATCTGAGACTTGGAAAAGGAAAAGAGATGGTTTTCCGAACCATCAAGGCAGCAGGTGAGACGGCAGAGAAATTATAAAGAAGAGGGAGGCGAAAGTCTCCCAGAAAGGAAGAACAATATGAATAAAGCAAGAAGAAAGAGATTAGCAGAAGCGCTTGAAATGATCTCACAGGCTAAAGAGATCTTGGAAGAGGTGAAAGATGAAGAACAGGACGCATTTGATAATCTTCCAGAGAATTTCCAGTATGGAGAACGTGGTGAACAGATGGAAGAATATATTTCGAACATGGAAGACGCATTAAACAGCTTAGAAGAAGCCGAGGGAGTTGTCTCAGATATTTAAGAAAGAGAGGAAAAAGATATGAAATGGTATGTAGACTTTTATGATGAACATGGAGTAAAACGGTCTTGCTGTTTTGAAGATGATGAAAAACAGGCGAAACACTTTGCTAGTCTGAAAAATGGAACAGCTTATAAAGGATGGTAGCCGAAACGGTCAGTAATGACCACCTAGAAAGGAACGCAATATAAATGGCAATTACAAGAACTGTAGAGACAGATGTATATTGCGACATCTGCGGCGAATGGATCATGGGCTGGAAATCTGATGATACAGGAGTCAGTAAAACATGGGCCGCTGAGTTTGCAAGGAGAAAAGGCTGCACAGTCGGGAAAAAGGTCATTTGTAAAGGATGCAGAATAGAGAAACGGATACAGACATGCAGCATACAACGAAAAATCGGAAGCGCAGGAAGAGATGGCGATGGAACATGCATGGGGTTCGGAAGTGAAACATCAGACGAACCACTGGAGAAATGCAAACGGTGTATGGCATGTACATCATACCAATGGAAAGGAGAATAGCCGAAACGGTCAGAAATGACCGTCTGGACACGATGGCAACGTGTTCACTGATGAGGCAAGCCAAAAGTCTAACCCGGAGTAATACCGGAAGATATGAAAGGAATACACACAAACATGAGAGGAGGAATAAACATGATGGCAACAAGAGAAAACACATTAGACAACCAGACAGAAGATGTAAAGGAATTTATTTCTTTGCTGAAAGATCTGGATTATGGAGAAAAACGTGAGATTAAAGGCATCATGATCGGGATCCGACTGACGAAACAGCTCAATGCAGCAGCAAGAGTATAAGACCGGGAGGTACCGCCTCCCGGAAAAAGGAGGAAAACACAATGGAAATACAAGGAACATTTAACGCGGTAAGGTTCTACGAAACTCTTGCCGCGATCCTTTCAAAGAAGCATGGCGTTGACATCACCGTAAAAGTGAAAGAAAAGCCGAAGAAAGAGGAAACAGCATAAGGAGGCAGAAATGGAACGAAAAGTAATCGCATCAATGCTGACAGGGTATCTGATCTCAATGCTGCCGGTTTGGGAGATCGGCAGCAGGATCCAGGCGCTAACACTCACATTTGCAGTATTTGTGTGCATACTCATATTTCTGATTTGGATAGAGGAAGTATTTGCGAAAATAAAAAAAGCTCCCACGTCCGCCAACGTGAGAGCCAAAAAGAAAAAACAACTTTTGTAAATAGTATAAGGAACCTGAAAAGAAATGTCAAGGAGGATTATATGCTTAAAAGTGATTTTAATGGATATGAAGAGTTTATGAAGAAAACAGGGGAAGCAACAAAGACAAGAGACGAAGAAACATTACTGAAACTGGTGTTCGAAAGACAGACAATGTGGTTGAACAAAATTGCGGACGCTATTTTCCCGGCGCCAGACGGAGATATGCCGTTCATTATCAATGCGCTTGAGACAATCGCGAAAGATATGAGAAAGGATAATCCAGAAGCAGAATTAGTTGTAGCGCATTTCAGAGAGGTAATGGAGTTCGAGGCACACCACATTGATACTCCAGGGAATATGACGGAAGCAGCAGCGAAAACATATTGTGAAGTCAAGAAAAAACAGCACGGTATTATGTAAACTAAATGAGCTGACATACATGCAACAAATGTCAGCTCAGAATCATGTGTAACGATCTTTATATCATTGTAATGCCGGATCCTTGAAAACTCAAAAAAGCAAGCCTGAAAGCAGGGGAGAGAAACCCCTGTTGCAAACTTGCTAAAAGTATTAGAGATGGATTCAAAAGGGGACTTATATGAGCTACAAAAGTATGAGAATAAGGTTCCGGAATGTCATAGAGGTGTATGAGTATCATACAGCAAGGTATGGAGCACCGGAACAGAAGAGGCAGGAGAAGAAGAAAGCCACCCCGGAGCAGATGAAGAAGAGGAACCAGTATAACCGGGAGAGGCTGGCGCGCTGGAAGCTCCGGAACAATTTCGACGTGGATGATTATTTCTCCAGACTGTCATATGCAATAGACAAGAGACCGGCGTCCATGGAAGCAGCAAAGGAAGACTGGAAAGCATTCCTGCAGATTCTCCGGAGAGAATACAAGAAACGGGGAGCAGAGCTGAAATGGATGCGCAACATTGAGGTAGGCACAAGAGGAGCCTGGCACATACACATCATAGTGAACAGGATTCCGGATACCGACATCATTTTGCGAAAGGCATGGACGCATGGACAGGTGGAAAACAAACTCATGTATGAAAAAGGTGAGTTTGCTGATCTAGCAGCGTACATAACAAAGACACCGGATACAGAGCCAAGGTTGAGGGAGGCGAGTTATTCAGCGTCGAGGAACCTGCCAATTCCGGAGCCGGATGAAAAAGTGCATAAGCACTGGGAGACATGGGGAAAAGTCAGAATCCCGAAAGGGTGGGAAGTGGAAAAAGACTCTTTTCACGAAGACATCAACAGCGTGACCGGTCAACCATACCGCACGTACACACTGATCCGCACGAAGAGGCTGCCAAAGAAGCAGGAGCAGAAAAAGAAAGTAAAGAAAAAGAGGGAATAAGGGCATGAAAGTAAATATATATCTGGAGACAGACAAGCAGACCCAGGAATGCACATGGCGAAAATATGGATATGTACTTGAAGCCATGTGCGGAAGACGCCCACCAGTGACCCGTGTGGGGTTCGGATCAGTAGAGGGAACATACCACAAGTGCAACCTGCAGGCGCTTGCAGAAGCCTTGGAACAATTTCGTAAGGAATGTGAAGTATGTATACATACGAAAGACGCTTTTGTTGCGGCGCGGATTTTGAAAATAGATGAAATGGCAGCAGCTGATTTTAAAGACACAAAAGGCAAACCGATAAAGAACGCTCAGGAATGGGAGAGTATCTGCAGAAAAATAAAAGAGCGCGGTATCGTGATATCCTCTCACCCTGGAAAGCACACATACTCCGTATGGATGCAGGAGGAAATGAGAAAAGATGAAGGAGATATGGGGAAAGGGATGGAGCCTGAGACCAGAACAGAACCCGGCTGACATGGAATACATAGGCACGATCACTAGATCAGGATATAAATTCACGTATTACAAAGACCAGAAAGGAGGAATTTATTTTGACAGCGAGCCAGAAGACGGCAAACCCGAATGGATGCGCCGAGCCGACGAAGAAAGAGGACGACGGAATAGACACAAACATTGAAGCTCTGGAAGAATACATCTGCGACAATATCTGCAGATACAGAGAAGAAGATTTAAACCAGGAGGAACTGGATTATTTCTGCCATCATTGCGAACTGCAGAAGCATACAGACGGAATCAAGGCAGAATATGACAAGATCAATCACTTTGACCATAGCCAGGCTATGAAACTCATGGACAAATACAAGCATATTACACTCTGCGAAGAATGTGAGTACAGATATTATTCAAAGTCAGAAGACATAGGCTATTGCCAGTGCGTAGAGGGAATATGCAGAAAGTTGAAACCAGGAGACGGATGTAGCTGCGGAAGAAAATAAGAATAGAGAAAAGGGGAAAATTATGAGAACAGTAGCGGTTATTAACTTAAAAGGCGGAGTCGCCAAAACAATCACATCAAACAGCATTGCGTACATCCTTGCAAACCAGGGATACAGAGTGCTCCTGTTGGACAATGACAAGCAGGGGGACGCATCGAGAGGACTGAACCGACGCACCCAGGACGGAGAGGGTATTGACAGAATCATGACGACACGACATCCGGAAGACTGGATGCACAAACTCATCAAAAAAACAGATTTTGAGAACTTGGACGTCCTCCCGGCAAATATGCGCCTGCTCACAGCGAACCAGACAGTCATGTTAGATCAAACACGTCCACAGCAGTATCGTATCAAGAATGCGCTCGAATGTGTCCGGGATCAGTATGACTTTTGCATCATTGATAATGCACCAGACATTAATATTTCAACCATAAATGCGCTGACAGCTTGCAATGATGTATTGATTCCTGTCGAGATCGACGATAACACAAGCGAGGGACTGCCGGAGCTTGTCAGTCAGATCCAGCACACACGAGAGGATCTAAATGAAGAACTTGAAAATTACTGGATCTTTATCTCGAAGTATGACAGAAGAAACGAAGCGCAGCACCAGGGATTAGAACTGATCCAGGCAGCGGGATATCCGATGTTAAAAACTCACATCAGATATTCAAGAAAAGTATCAGAATGTACATATGCACGAGTTCCGATTCCGAAGTACTCTCCGAGATCTTTAGCTGCAAAGGACTATGAGGACCTTGTAGCCGAGTACATTGCAGAGGTGAACATATCAGGAGGTGAGGAGTAATGGCTTTTAACCTTGCTGACATGGTTGCGAACCGCCCGAAACAGATGCAGGAAGAAAACTCAACTGACACAGTATACAGAGATGTGTTTAAGTTGATTCCGTCAAAAGCGAATTTTTACGGAGTGAAACCAGAGAAGCTGCAGGGATTAAAAAATTCTATATTGCTGTTCGGAGTGATGCAGGACGTCCTGATCGAAGAGAGAGACGGAGAAGATTACATCATTTCCGGACACTGCCGGACAATGTGTTGCAGGATGTTGGTAGAGGAGGGACATGAAGAGTTCCGAAAGATCAACTGCAAATATACAAAAGTAAAAGATAATGCTCGCAAGAATTTTTTGGAAATTGAGACAAGCTGCATTGACGGTTCAGCAACAAGGGAGAATGACGACGCAATATCAAAGTTACTCGAACGTCTGTCTGTTATTCAGGCAAACCGGTTTAGAGATAAATCGGACTGGGAGAAGATGCGAGAGGCCCTGGATACCGAGGAAATCATAAAAGAACTGAAAAACCTTGCTGGGCTAAAAGGCAAAACAAGGGACACCGTGAGAGAAACAATCGGAGTCTCTGGAACACAGATGGAAAGATACCACGCAGTCCAGAAAAGACTTAGCGCTGAATGGATGGCGGAGTTTGAGGCGGAGAAAATCAACATCACCGTGGCCCGTGAGCTTGCGGATCTGGATGAAAAATATCAGAAACAGGCTATGGAGCACTACATGGAACACGACATCATAACGCAGGCGGAAGTAAGAGCTTTTAAAAAACTCCAGGAAGACAACAGAGACATTCCAGGACAGTTCACGCTTGCGCAGGCAACCGGGCAGCAGAGACCGTCCGCAGACACCAGACCGGTTGAACTGGAACTGCAGATAGAGAGATTCTTCGAATCGCTGAACACAAGCGAGAGAAACAGAGTCTTTAAGTGCGACGTGAGAATGGCAGCATATTTAATCAGCATCCGACACAAAGACGCAAGAGTACAGAACGGGCATCTGAACTACACAACAGATCGCAATGGGATCACATTCAATCCGGATACGGATCAGGAATATGTTGCAGCATGGATGGATCTGGCCAAGGATTTAGTGAAAAGATACGGAAAGAAACAGAAGCCGGTGAAAATGGTGTCTGTAGATGCTCCGGAGGAACCACAAAGAAAACTTACAGAGCCAGAAGCGGTCAAGGTATTCTGCGAAACTTATCCGACAGCGCTGAAAACAATCATGAGAATATGCAGACGCTGCGACACAAACGGAGAAGCCGCAAAAGCTGTACAGCTGGAGCTTGCCCCACACGGCTACAGCGGATACTCAGGAAGAAAAGTAGACTGCACGTTTTTTAGCTTCACAGCAGGATTGGAAATTACGGTCAAGAAAGAGACCGTGAGAATGAAATACGAGAGCCTGATTGTATGCGCAAAGAATCTTTACGATCCATTTGCACATGAATTTGATACAGAAGAAGAAAAAGAACCAGAGACAAAGGAGAAAGCATCAGGACCGGCAAAATGTATCACCGGTCAATCTGGAAGCGGATTCTGCGGAGGAGCTGCTTACTGTAACAAAGAGTATGATTGTTGCGCTCAGTGCCCAGATAATTGCAACGGCCGCTGCGGATGGATTCCGGAAAAGCAGCAGGAACATATTGTTGAGGTCAACAAAATGGTCACACACTGGCCGGAAGAATTGAAAGACATTCCGGTACCGACAGACACTGAGATCACTGGATATCTGTATGATGAAGAAAGAAAGCTCCGAGAATTTGAAAAAGACAAAGGACTGCCGCATATGACGATTCAGAAACAGCAGTTGATCGTCGCCGGTCTCCGACTTCTCAAAAAGATAGTTGAAAATCAGGAGGGATAAAAAATGCAGGAAAAGGCGCTTGTTACTCACTTAGAGTTGCACAAAGAAGTAGTAAAAAACGCCTGGATACTCAGTTACGAGGGCCGCAAGGTCCTTGTGATCGAGTTTCAGGAGACTGTCACAGAAGATGAAAGTATTGCGTATATCTTCGCCTTGGCTAAAAGCCTGGTATCAGGGAAAGGCAGCGAAACAATTAGCCCGGAGCTGATGAAGATGGTAAAAGGAACTTATGTCCGGATCCTGGACGAAGAGATGAAGAGACTTATTGATAACGGAATTGAAATGGAGAAATAAACAGAAAGGAGACAGGAGACATGGACGGTACGGCAACAATTAGCCTGGATACGCTGGACGAGCTGAGAGAAAAAGCAGAAGAGGCACGGCTAGCAACGAACCGGAGTAAGAGGTTCACAAGCAAGCTGATGGACTGCTATGAGTTCGATACAGAGAAATATAACAAAGCGTTGGAAGAAATTGACGAAAAAGAGAATCTGACAGACAAGCAGTGTTCAAAGCTGATTAGAGAAGCGATGGTGAAGCACCTGAAAATCGTAGTGGACCCGGAGCAACTGAAAGAATTGATTCAGGAATACATTGACGAGGAAACATCCGACGAGCATCTGGACATTGCGCGAGCAACCCTGAAAGAACTGAAGCAGATTCAGGTAGTGTTGAAAGAGCAGTGAAATGGAGGAAGAAAATGGAGAAGACATGCAAAACCTGTATGGAAAATGATTGTGGTCTTTGTGATCGCACCGGCCGCCTGGTAGAGGACGACGATCAATGCGAGAAATGGGTAAGCAATCAACCAGAATGGAAAGCGAAAATGATGCAGACGTTCCTTGCAGGACATTAAGGAGGACGAAATGGTCAAAAAACTGTATGAGGTGAGAAACAGATCCGGTGATCTGATACTAGAGAATGCGACAAGCGGAGAAATCAGAGAAACGCTGCATTGCACAACCGCCCAGGTCAACAACGCAAGAACATCCGGGGATCACATATTCGGAGAGTACGAAGTAAAAGAAATTGACAGGAAATTAAGCAGAAAGGCAGATTTTGACCTGCTGAGAGAATTTGAGTCTGTCTGCGATCAGCTGCTTAGCAGCAGGAAAGGAAAGAAATGAATAAGAGACAGAAAAAGAAGCTATACAAGCAGGAGACGGGGAAAAACCCGCCGAAGAAAATGAAATATTCCGGGAAAAGCTATCACCGGGCAATAAACAAGCCGTGGGGAGGAAAGAAAACGACAGTAAACTACTCCTGGGACAGCGAGAAGCTGAAAGAAATTGTAACACAATTCACAAAAGCATGGGACGGTAACAGAGTAACGATAAAAAAGGCAGCGGATGCACTGATAAAACTGTTTGCAGGCATAGGAATCAACATTTCCGAAGTTCCGGAAAGTTCATACGCAGTAAATACGAGAAATGTGGTAAATACAACAAAAACATTGACAGCACACCGCAGGAAAAGAGGTGAATGGAATTGAACTATGCAACAGCAGAGGCGGAGGACAACAGAGAGAAGATTCTGAGATTCATTGCTAAATATATAAAGCGTCACTGTTATCCGCCAGCTATTTATGAGATCGCGACAGATACAGGACTGTCAAAAGCAACGATCAGACGACATATAACAATGCTGCTGGAGGATCACATTCTTGAGACGGAACATCCAGGAGACTCAAGAGCATATCGCATCAAAGACACAAAAATAGTAATGGTAAAGGAGAAAAAGACACATGGAAATGATAATTCAAAATGAAACCGGTAATTTTACGCTGCATGTACGGATCTCAGATTCGAAAGAATATGATTTCCTCAAAGATGTGACAGAGCTGGCACGAAAGTATGATTTTGAAAATGATGATTTTCCTGAGCTTGAAGATCCGGAAGAGAATCAGGTACCGGAGACGATCAGCGAAGCTGTAGAAGAATACAAAGGATTTTTACATATTCGCTGCGAAGAATGCGGAGAGACAATCTCATATAACGCGAAAGAGCCAGAGACACAGCACAAATGTAAGAAATGCGGACACGTAACACAGCTTAGAGCTTTAAAACCAATGTATGCAGAGTGCAAAGCCTGTGGAAGTTCATGGAAGTACATGACAAACAGAAACACTGCAGAACTGACGCAGGAATGCTTACAGTGTGGAAATTTGATCGACATGGAAATGAACTCACGCCGCACAGCGTATGTAACAAAAACGAAACGGGGGGACAAGACCTCAAGGAAGTAGATTCAAGAGGAGAAAGTGATGAATAAAGTAATTTTAATGGGACGTTTAACCAGAGATCCGGAAGTGCGCTACGCTTCCGGAGACAACCTGGCAATTGCCAGATATACACTTGCAGTAGACCGGAGATTCCATCGTGAGGGCGAGGCAACCGCGGATTTTATCAATTGCGTGACTTTTGGACGTGCTGCGGAGTTTGCAGAGAAATATCTGCGACAGGGAACTAAAATTGCTGTTTCTGGACGCATCCAGACCGGCAGTTACACAAACAGGGACGGACACAAGGTCTATACAACAGAAATCGTAGTAGAGGAACAGGAATTTGCAGAGGGAAAGAACGCCGGATCCGGCAGCAGTCACCCACAGCCAGCTCCTGCGACGGATGAGGACGGTTTTATGAATATTCCGGAGGGAATAGAGGAAGAAATGCCGTTTTGACAAAAAGGAGGAGAAATGGACAACAAGGAAGCGAGGATAATCGTAAATCAGCGTAGACAGACACGCTGGTTCAAAGACTATCATACGAATTATAAGAAAAAGCTGGAGGAACACAGAAATGCAGTCATTTCCGAAGCAGAAAAAGAAAAAACGGACTAAGAAGAAAGAGCCAGAGAGACCGAGCATCATGCACAGCAGAGAAAGCGGCACTTGTTATCTCTGCATGAAGCTGCACAATGACTACAGACGACATCCAGCGCTCCAGGAACATCACATTTTCGGAGGGTGTCCGAATCGGACACATTCGGGGCATTATGGATTGAAAATATATCTCTGTAATGTGCATCACCTGGCAGGAACAGGACCGGAGGCAGTACACTCAAACCAAAAGGTCATGGACATGCTACATGAAGAGGGACAGAGAGCTTTTGAGGACCGGTTCGGCAGCAGGGAAGAGTTTATGAAGATATTCGGAAAAAATTTTATCATGGAGGATCACAAACATGATGGACATTAACGACGTTAAGAAATTAATTGACAATGTGGCACAGAAACCATTCCTATGCAGTAATACAGAGATTACGACAGACAACGGCTATGTGATTACCACAAAAGAGCATTATGAAAAATTGCGAAAACACCGTTTGTGTCGAGTGAGAGGAAGAAAAGCTATATTTCACCGATGGACAGAACTTGCAACAGTTGTTGAACCGTCGCCGCTGGTGGGTGGACAACCAGGAGGACAAACAAATATTACACTTGCAATTGTGGAATATAAAAACGGAAAAGTAGAACAGGTATATCCGGGAGAAATAAAATTCATGGACACACAAGAGTACTGGCCAGATCAAGAGAAATAATTAGTTTTAAGGAGGGCAGACATGCCAAACGTGAGACCGCTGAACAGAAAGAAATACAACATATCAAGAAGAGCTTTTCAGACCGCATACAATTATTGTCTGCAGTACAACGAATGGAAAGAAGAACTGACAATAAAGAGAGACACAAGAGCCGGACAGAATCTGACTGGACAGCCGGGATCACACAACTGTTCTGACTCAACTGCAGACGCAGCCATGGAAGCAGCAGAGATCACACGCAAGATAAAGAAGATCGAAGAGGCAGCCATGGAAGCTGTAGGAAAAGAAAAAGAGCTGTATCCATATCTACTGTATTATGTGACAACAGAGTACTGTACATTCCAGGTGATGAAAGCCAGAGGCATTCCATGCGAGCGATCATGCTTCTATGAGATTCGCCGGAGGTTTTACAGCATCATAGCAAGGAGGATTAAATGATAGAGTGTAACAACTGCAAAGCGCAGGTAAACCCTAAAGTGAAAGAGGAACGCATACCAGGAACAGAGCTGGACGTTCAGTATATTCAGTGTGAAGAATGCAAAAAGAAATATATCGTTTTGCTGAAAGACGGCAAGACAAAAGGAATGCTACTGCGTGCCAGAAACATGCAGGCCAGGTACAGGCGAATGTACGGGAAAGAGAACATCACAGAGGTGGAAACATACAGAAAGCACATGGAGAATTATCAGAGAACAATACAGAGATACCAGATGCAGCTGAGAAACAATAACAAGAACCTGATAAAAGACTATCTGTAACTGCGGTACTCGCAGGACAATATAAGTGATATATTGATAGCGTGGTATAGAGATAAACCGCACGATGATTCCCCTTGGAAGAGAGCTTGCAGGAAGCAGGCTCTCTTTTTGGTTAGGAGGACACAATGACACAGCAAGAGATAGAGTTCACACGGTGGTGTGTGGCGAATGATACACACAGGTTCTACATATGGGGCAGATGGAAGCAGGTCCGGCAGCAGGTGTTGGACATGGATCATAACGAATGCCAGAGGTGCAGAGAGCAGCACAAGTATACTGCAGCTACGACAGTGCATCATGTGAACTACGTCAAGCAGCATCCAGAGATGGCTCTGGACATCTGGTATGAATGGCATGGAGTCCGTAAAAGGAATCTGATAAGCCTATGCCACGACTGTCACGAGGCGGTACATGGATACAGAAAGACAAAGCATCAGGAACCGCTGACAGAGGAGCGCTGGGACTGACTCCCCCCGTCCGAAAATTCACAATTTTTGACGACCGGCCGGAGACCGGTGGGTGGCCTCGACAAATCCGGGAAAAGTCGCGCATGATGAAAAATAAAAAAATAGGGGTGAAAAAATGGCCGAAAAAAAAGCGGATATATTAGAAAGCTTAAAAGAGCAATTGCGAAAAAAACAGGCGGATATATCTGTATTTAATGACCTTTTAGACGACTATATGACCCTCTATGATGTCAAAAAGAAGCTGAAAGCCGATATCAAAAAGCGTGGCGTGACATACGAAACTATGTCCGCAAGCGGCAAGGCGAAGATCGTGAAACAGAATCAATCCGTCAAGGACCTTGTAGCTGTTAACAAGCAGATGCTTATGATTCTGGACAAGCTGGAACTGACAACAAAAGAAACGATCAAGGGGGATGATGATGAGGAATTGTGATCCACGTATTGAGGCGTTCATGGAAGCCGTCGAGTCTGAGAAGATCAGGTCTTCCAGGGATGTTAAAGCGCTGGTATCACATGTCCGAAAATGTTTTGAAACCGAAGACATATATGTAGACAGCGAGCAGTTGACGAAATACATCGGGATCGCTAAGTATTTCCCGTTCGAAACGCTGTTTCCCTGGCAGATCTTTGTAGTAGGACTACATGATTGTACATACTGGAGAGTGTCAAAAACACCGCGCTGGCCGGATCTGTTCTGTATGTTAGGACGAGGAGCCGGAAAAGACGGTACGATCGCCTGGGAAGCTGCCTGTTTGGTAAGTCCGTACAACGGAATCCGCGCATATGACGTTGATATATGCGCAAACAACGAGGACCAGGCGCTGAGACCGCTGAAAGATGTGGTTGAGGCCCTGGAAATGCCAGAACATACAAAAAAACTGAAAAAGTTTTACAAATGGAGTTCTGAAAAGGTTGTTGGTATAAAAACAAATTCAACGATTCTGGGAAGAACGAACAACCCGTCCGGAAAAGACGGTATGCGTTCGGGCTTGGCGGTATTTAACGAGATACACCAGTACCAGGATTACAAGAATATCGAGGTATTTACGACAGGTTTAGGAAAGAAACCACATCCGCGCCGGTCCTATTACACAACCCAGGGAGACGTAAGAGAGGGACCTCTGGACGATATTCTTGAAACAGCGGAGGAGATCCTTTTCGGAGATATGCCGGATAACGGCCTGCTGCCGTTTATCTGCCGCCTGGACAGCAAAGAAGAAGTACACGACGAAAAGAACTGGGAGAAAGCAAACCCATCCCTGCCGTATCTTCCGACGCTTATGGGCGAGATCCGGAAAGAATACCGGGATTGGCTTGTACATCCGGAACGCCTCTCCGCGTTCATGACGAAGCGAATGAACATTCCGTCAGGATCAGTCGAGATAAAAGTCTGTTCGTATGAAAAAATTAAGCTCACAAACAGAGAAATCCCGGATCTGGACGGACGGATCTGCACATGCGGAATTGACTTTTCAAAGATCACGGACTTTGTTTCCGTGAATTTGCATTTCAGAGACGAAAATAACCGGTATGACATCAATCATTCCTGGTTATGCAAACAGTCAAAGGATATTCCGAGGATAAAAGCGCCGCTTGCAGAGTGGGAAAGAAGAGGACTATTGACGATTATTGACGACGTAGAAATACATCCGGAGGTAATCGTTGATTATATCCAGCTTGCAATGACGCAGTATTGCATCAAGGGCGTCGCAATAGACGATTTCCGTTACGCATTGCTGGCAGGAGCGCTCAGAGAGATCGGATTCGACGCAAAAGTATACAAAAACCTGAAACTTGTAAGGCCGTCGGATGTCATGAGAGTCGCGACAGTAATAGATAGCTGCTTCGCGAATGATTATTTCATCTGGGGCGACAATCCGGTCCTTAGATGGGGAACGAATAACACGAAGATGGTCCAGTACGGAAGAAAGCCAGGGAAAAAGGATGATGCAGACATAGGAAATTATGTGTACGGGAAAATTGAAGCGAAAAGCAGAAAGACAGACCCGTTCATGGCACTTGTCGCATCTATGACCATAGAGGACATGATCCCGTATGCAGCAGCTGCAGAGCTGCCAGACATCGGCGTAATGATTTATTGAAAGGAGGTGAGGCAGAAATGGGGTTTTCATTCCGAAACCTGATCCGGGGAAAACCAGATCAGGAAGAAAAAGAACCCGAACAGTCAATTGAAAATGTTGAACGTTTCGAAATTACAGACAATCCGATTGAAAACATAGTAGCAGAGATATATCTGAGAGAACTTGCTTTTCAAAGAGCAATTCAGATCATTGCGAAACTGCTTGCGAAATGTGAGATTCGTACATTCCTAAATAGTGAGGAGATATTCCGGGACGAATACTACGTCTGGAACATTGAACCGAACCGAAATCAAAATAAGCAGCAGTTTTTTGACAAGCTGGTTGAAAAGATGTTCCGCAACAATGAGGCCCTGATCGTTGAGGGTATAGACGGACAGATCTATGTGGCGGACTCTTTCTGCACGAACAGAAATGCATTGTATGGGAATACATACAGCCAGGTTACTGTTGATGATTATACGTTTTTACGGACATTCAGATCGGCGGACGTTATGTACTTAAAGCCGAACTGGAAAAATGTAAATACAGTGCTGCAGGGACTATATGGATCTTACTCGAAACTGATCCAGTATGGTTCCAAGAATTTCCTGAAATCTCATGGATCAAAAGGGATTCTGGACATATCGACAGTAGCGCAGAACTCAAAGAATTTCAGCAAAGACCTTGAAAAATTGATGAATGAGTATTTCAAGACGTTTTTCGAAAGTGAAAACGCAGTGCTGCCGTTATTTGACGGTTATACATTCACTGAGGCGAAAAACGCAAAGAATTACAACGAGACAACGACGCGAGATATCAAAGCACTGTATGATGATATATTTGATTTTACGGCGCGTGCGTTCGGAATCCCGCCGTCAATTCTGAAAGGCAATGTACAGGACAACAGCAAGGCAATAGACGAATTGCTGACCGTTACACTGGATCCGCTTGCAGAGTCCCTGGCAACAGAGATCAATCGCAAGCGCTACGGAAAAGCAGTCCTGAAAGGCAGCAGATGTATGGTTGATACGTCGCATGTTAAGCATGTAGACCTGTTTAGCAATGCAACTCAGATCGACAAGCTGGTGCAGTCCGGAACACATACGATCAACATGATCTTGCGTGCGCTGGGACAGCCGCAGATCAACGAGGACTGGGCGGATCAGCATTTTATCACAAAGAACTATGGAACCGTTCAAAATGTTTTACAGGATATAGAGGGAGGTGGAGAAAGTGCCAAAGATGGAAACACAGAATAAAACTAATTTCTGCTTTAAGCAGGCGGCAGATCCGGCGACGCATCTGCTTTACATCTATGATGATGTGTCTGCCTATGGCGAATTTGACTGGAAAACCTGGTCATATGCAGAAAGCGAGACATCTGCGAAGTATTTCCGCGATCAGCTGGCCGCAATCCCGGCAGAGCACACGATTGAGTTGCATATCAACAGCAATGGCGGATCTGTAAAAGAGGGTGTTACAATTTACAACCTTTTAAAGCAGTCCGGAAGCCATGTAAAAGGAATCGTGGACGGCGTTGCATATTCCGTCGCGTTCGTTATATTGCAGGCGTGTGATGAAAGAATCATGGGAGTAGGAACAACAGCTCTGATTCATGAGCCATGGGTTACAGCATCCGGAAACGCCAGGGAACTGAGAAAGACAGCGGACGATCTGGACGTGCTTACAGCAAGCAATCGCAAGATCTTCCTAGAACGCTCGAATCTGGATGAACAGCAGCTCGCGGACATGATGACCGCAGAAACATTCCTGACACCGGAGGATTGTCTGCAGTACGGCCTGATCGACAAGGTAGAAGATTACGGACATGCTCCGGAGGACGATACAACCAGAGAGGAGATGCAGAAACGTCTCCAGGAAGTTGTGCAGCATATGAATGACACAAAGTCATTCAGAGAACAGTTGAAACTTATGCAGAGCAGCCAGAAACCGCCAGCAGATCCAAAAGAGCCACCACACACACTGCAGGGATTCTTGCAGGGATTCAAAAAAGGAGAATAAAATGAAAAACAGAGATTTTATCGCGTTGAAAAGAGGGGAAATCCTCAACAAAATGAATGCAGCAGTTGCAGCAAATGACGCAGAAGCGTTTACAGAGGTGTTCCTGGAACTCTGCCAGGATATTGAACAGAACGTGCTGGAAGAAGCCAAAGAGCTGATGAACCAGAACGATGTGAACGTGCTTGCACAGAGAGGCGTTCGCCAGCTCACAAGCGCAGAAAGAGAATACTACGAAAAAATCATTGATGCAATGAAATCCCAGGATCCGAAACAGGCACTCAATAACATCGAGACTGTTTTCCCGGAAACAATCATCAATTCTGTTTTCGATGAACTTACAACAAATCACCAGTTACTGGCTAAAGTGAATGCAACAACTGTTTCCGGACTCACAAGAATGATGATGAACACAAACGGAGAACAGAAAGCAGCATGGGGAAAACTTACAAGTAAGATCATTGAGGAACTGACATCCGGATTCAAGGAAGTGGATGTAACTCAGGACAAACTTAGCGCATTCTTGCCAATTTCTAAAGCTATGCTGGATTTAGGACCGGCATGGTTAGATAAATACGTGCGTGAGGTACTCACAGAAGCCCTTGCAAATGGACTGGAGCATGGAATCGTAAACGGAACCGGAAAAGATCAGCCAATCGGAATGACTCGCCAGGTAGGAGACGGGGTGACAGTTGTATCTGGGGAATATCCGGAGAAAGAACCGATCAAGATCACTGCTATGAACATGATCCAGCTTGGAAACATTACATCAATCATGGCACGAAACAGCAAAGGCCAGGCAAGAGTAGTCAGCAACCTGATTATGCTTGTAAATCCGGTAGAT